CCCCCCTTCCTCCCCCGATGCACCAAAAAAACCGAGATGCAAGAAAAGAGCAGTGCTGCCACGAAGCTATTAGTCGCTTGTGCCAAACGCCTCAAAGAAGAATGCGCATCACTGGGCATTCCCTCCACCAATGACTTTGTAATAGTAGTAGGTGATGAAGAAGAATTCTTTTTCAAGAAAGTATAATCCTATTTTAAAACTAAAAATAAAATGACTCAAAAACAAAAAAATCACATTCAACAGTTGGCGAAAGAACATTTTCGCTACTCATTTTCTCATATCAAAGCCAAAGCCGATAGTAAAGGAGCTCATTTAGAGGCTTATTATCTATTCTTAGTAGACGATTTCTTTGCCGTTAGTGATGCCGCTATCAGTCGGGAAGCTATCAAGGCTTATGACCCCAATGCTTCTATAGTAGAGGCTATATGGAGTGGTGAATGTGAAGAGGACTACGATGGTTCTTATGTACCTGTACAAAAAAATACCAACAACTGGCTCGACAACCAAAGTCATTTGTACAAAGAGACTTATCTCTTGGTACAGGCTTTAGATGGTGACGATGAGGAGGAACAATATGATGCTTTGCGTAAGGACTTTGAGGATTGTCTGCTGAATGCCCTTGCCGAGTGTGATAAAGAAGGGCTTTTTGGCAATCGCGAGGAAAACGGCTTACTTCTTTTTGCCTTTTATATAGATGATTACGACGAAAATGACGAAGGCTCACTCTTATATCGTTCCACCGAACTCCTTAACCCTAAAAAAGATTGGGACAAATTGAAAGGATAAATTAAAAACAAAATGACCCCTGAACTACAAACATTAGGCGATGCTATTTTTGAGGCTACTCAAAAAGCATTTTTAAAGCTCTTTGAAAATGGAGAGCATTATTACTATTGTGTGTTACTCACTACGGGGGAGGCGCTTCCTCCTTGTATTGCGGCGTGGTCGGTGGAAGCTTTAGAGCGATTCGTAAATGAAAATGCTATCCCCCAAGAGGAAATACCATACTACAAATACTCATTTGCCGATAGCCCTTATTACGCTTTTGGTTATGACGAATATTTTCAGCAGGTAGTGCAATTGTTCGAGCAGCGCGACTCGCTTATAGATTACAACAATGAGGAGCAATGGAACGAGGAATACAACCTCCGACTTGCTGCTATGGTATATGCGATGAAAAAACTTGACGAGACCAGTATTTTTGCCCTCAACCAACCACGAGAACAAGTGTATATCAATGTAGAACTAATGCCCCCTGACGATACTGATGTAGAAAGAGCCTTGTCGCTTAACAATCCTGATAACATCGAGGAATGGCTTGGTATATTTGGTTAACTACAAATATTTTTTATATATTTAAAATCAAATAACCTTTTTAAATCAATAAAAAAGAAATGCCAAAAACTTACGGAAAATTTACACTATCGCTCACAGGAAAAGACAGTCATAAAGTGAATATTACCCCAGGACAAGGACGCTTTACTATAGCTCCTAAGACCTCGGGGGAAAAAGCTGATGCCTATGTAGAGGCTGACACTCCTATACAATGGGAGGTTTTCAACGATTTTAAAGTACCTGCAGGAGGCAACTGGCCTCGTGTGATGGACTATGTGGGAAATGACACCCGCTTTATAGAATGGACTGAGCAGCGCGAGATGGAGAGCGTTGACTGGAAGCTAATGGCTCCTGCAACAGTAGATTTCTCTAAAGCAAAGATTGAATATTTATCGGTAGACAATAATGATTATCCTCTTGATATTAAACTCGGTAACAAGTGGCTTAGAGGGCTTAGTTTGCAAGGAAATCCGCATAAGATAACACTTGAAACAGCAGTTCCTTTGGAGGATATCTCGTTTTGTATCAGCACTGAAAAGAAGAACAACACCCCTGTATTCTTGCCTGAGTTTGAAGTGCTAAAAGATCTTACGACTATCAATATAAGCACACCCGTAGGGGGACAACCCTTTGACTGCGGGAGCCTGTTGTATAATCGACAAAACGAAATGTCTAAAATGGCAAAACGAAATGTCCAAAAAATTTTAACATCGCAAAGATAGAAAAAGCAGTCAATCAGACTGCTTTTTTAATGTGGTATTAAAACCTATTTAAAGAATGTTTAATCACACATTCAATTCAAACGACACTTTTTCACCCTTTAACAGCCTCTTGGTACTATCTATGTTATTCTCGTAAATATGCACATTTCCGAGTGTTAGTGTAATAGATTTCAAAGGCAAATCAATTTGTCTGCTGATTAAATACAAGTGGTAAAGGTCAGCAGGAAGCCCTAATGAGGCATCGCTGGAACGCTGATATGCAGATATTACCAGCTTTCCATTATCTATTTGAAACTGAATCAATGATAAGCAGGGCTGTTGATTGGTCTCTGTATCGTTCCTGCCCAAAAACAGCACATAGTTCTTGCTGTTGCGCTTTTCTTTGTTGATTTTCGCAATGAGAGGTGGTAACTGCTCAAAGTAAGTTGGGTAAGAATTTACCAGCATAGGTCCGCAGTAATCCCACCAGCTGATACCTGCTTCTCGGTATTTTTCGGTCAATCTTTCACCGTTCTGGAATAGTTGAAGTTCTGTTTTTAGTTTATTCCTAGCAATTTGATGCCCCTCAAAAACCTCTAATAAATCCGATGGGTAGAGTTTTAACTGTTCATCCAAGAGATACTTAATATTCCCTTTCTTGTTATTCTGAACTTTGCCCTTTTTTAAGATTTTCTCTAAAATTTGATAATATTTGTTTTTCATAGTTATTAGTTTTATTTGTCGTTATTAGTTTCTATATTTGCATTCCCCAACTATATAAAAGCACAAGGCAACAGAAGACTTATTGTCCTCCGTAGCCTTGTGCTCATGTTTAAAATTTATAGTTGGGGAACTACTTTTTAAAGCGGAGGACATTTTTTTAATCCTTATCCTCCAAAGGATTTTTAATTCTCTTGTTTCTGTCTTTCTTTTTTGAGATGGTCTGCTATTTCTCTCATCACATCTTCTCTGTTCTGCATAAGCTCCAGCATCTTTCTGAAGCTCTCATCGGTTCGTCTTCGGGCTTTGTCTTCGGCTTTTTCACGAACTGATTTTGCTTCGGTAAACACAAGCCCTAACGCCACGAAAATACTCACAAATGGCACACTTCCGAGCGGATGTGGAAAGAAATAGGGCGTTACTACATCAAAGATGTCAAACAAGAAAGCAAAGCCCATCAAAGCAAAATAATAGGTTGCTTTGTTGATGGTTCTTCTGAACCCCTCTGAACTGGTTGCTTCTCCTAATTCTTTGGCTTTTTTTACTCCAAAATAAAGGTCAATGAGCATTGCTACAATAACCACAATCCAAGTAAAACACACCACAAACAAAGTGGTTATAAGTGTTTTATAATCTCCTTCTAAGTAATCTATAATCATAATTTTTTATTTTTCAATTTTTTAAGTACTATTTCAATAAAGCTTTAATATAAACTTTTTTGATACCTCCTTTGGCTGTCAAAGCAGGTGCTAACTCTGGCATAGCGAAGTGCTTAACTCCGTTATGTGTGATTAACTGACTATTTGGATTAGTTGCCCTAAAGAAAGTTCCATTATTATAGATTATAGTAAGCTCCTGCACCTCTATAATGTTATCTATATTCGGTATCTTTCTAATTAGAACAGTGTTCAGCTCATCTCCTGTTGCTCCTTTTCTGGATATACTTAGAGCATCAGACCAATAGAAGAAGTTGTCTATCATATGTTCTGAAACTCCTAATTTCAACTCGGATATGTGAGGTGTCCAATCCGTTGCCTTAGTTCCTCTCTCAATCTTATAATATCTAACATCAACTGCTAAATTAGGCACAGGTATATTAAATCCTACCCAATCAGTCTCGTTAGTCCAGCCCTCTCTTTTTACCCTTACCCAAGTATTAGGTGGTATGGATTGACCCCAGATAGTAACATTTTCTGTATGAGCGTGTCTGAAATCCATTGAAATAGTATACCCTCCTTTATTTGTATTTGGGATACCCTCTTCAGCATTCATGTTAAATCCATAAACTCCAACACTCTTTCCAGAGGCTGGTGTATATCTAACAAAATAGCCTGTTCTATCAGATATAACTTGTGCATTACCTGTTCCCTCTGAGTTAGGGCTAAACATAGGTGCAGCTGAATTTCTCGCTAAGTTTCCTACTCCGATAGTAAGGTCATTCAGCTTAGTATCTACTTCTGCTTTGCTGTATCCATTAGTGCCTCCGCTACCTCCTGCTACAACTCCAAACTCTAATATCTTATCTACTACGAGCTGAGCTAAGATTTTATGCCCTGCTTTGTTAGGGTGCAGACCATCAATATAGAACAAATCATGATTGTAGTTGTTAAATCCTGTCTCTCTTGTGTCAATCCACTTAACTCCATAGAATTTAGCCAATTCTATCACTCGCTCTGCAAACCTATCTGAACCCTTGTTCATATCATCAGTTGAACCTGCATTAAAGGATTTCAAAGGTGTCATTAAGACAATGTTAGCCCTCTTGTAGTGTCCTAACATATCCTCTAATGCAAGTTGATATGCACCTGTAAAGGTGTTGAAGTTAGGGTTTGAGGCATCTGTTATAGACCCTAAACTTCCCTTAGGTTTAATCTCGCCGAGTGGTCTTGGTGTAGTTGGGTGTTGCTCTAATCTTTGGTCATTAGCTCCCATCAAGATAAAAATGTAATCACTCTCTTGGTCTACTACTCTTGTCCTCTTCAAAGCAAAGCCGTGAGGGTCATTATTCCCTTGAACAAGTGAGCCAGACCTTGCATCAATAGTGCCTTTAATACCGCCTGTCATAGAAAGTAATTGACCTACCCAAGTATCATCAAAGCTGTATCCTGTTGCTGTCTTATATTCTGATGAAGTATCCCCAAAATTAGAAATACTATCTCCAATTACAGAAATCTTTTTACCTGCTAACTTATTTACAGCATTTGGAACAGGTGTAGGTGTTCCGCTACCTTTGATACTGCTTATAGGAACACTCTTAATCAGACCATCCGTGCCGATGACTAACGCTTTAGCTGTATCCAGATTAGCCTCTTCTTGAACATATTTAACATTCAAAGTAAGGCTACCGTTGATTACCAGCTTTCTGTTGTCAAACTCTCCGTAGATTAAGGCATTTGTGACTTCACACCTCTTTGTCCCAGAGTTATGGATAGCTAAAATATTATCCTTATTATTTTTAATATCTATGTGGTTACCCAATACCACAGAATTATAGAACCTTAGGTGTCCGTGAGCCCAGAAGAAATTACCCACTACAATATTGTTGTAGTCTCTATACTGAACACCTCCTCCTGCATTAGAACCAATCCAAATAGACCCAACAGTGGTAGTTGCTCCTGCTGTATTTCCATTGAACACATTACCTACATTATAACCTACATATACTGAATTAGAGCTACTTAATCTACCTGTTTTCTTGTCATATCCGAATGATTCTCCTAATCCTATTCTACCTGTAATATATTCTTCAAAAACAGGAGAAATCTGTTTAAGGTCATCTAAGGTTCTATCCTCATTGCTGAGGTTTCCTCCTGCTCCTGCTCCTAATAAGGTTAAGCTGTAACCTGCTAATAATTTAGGTGCAGCATTCATACCTATGATAACATTATCATTACCTTTCTTACTCGCATTAAATGCATAGTGACCTAAAATAGTGTTATTTGAACCATCATTGGAAGTAGAGTTATTAACTCCCAACAGCAAGTTAAACCTACCTGTATTACCCTTATTGTAGTTACCCCAATACATGTTCCAATTAAGCATACCTATCTCTCCATTAGGACTACCTATATTAGAATTTGGGTCTGAACCTAATTGTAAAAATGAGATAGGCTGAGGTATATAAGTGCTTCCATTATCATCTACGATAGTTCTAAAAGTTATTTTACCTAACTTTTCGTTAATCTCAGATTTGGTATATGCATCTATCGGTGTACTACTACCACTACCTCCGTCTGTTGGTAGGTGCGGTTTTAATAATGTAGCCCACGCTTGAGCTTGTAAATCAGTCATACCAGAAGCATCTGCGTTAGCTTTATTGGCTAATTGGTCAGCATCTGCCTTGCTGGAAAGCGTAGTGTTAAGGTTCTGAATGTTTTCCTGCGGTATTATCTCATCTTTATGCCAATAGGAATCCTGCCAACTCCAAAATTGGTCTTGTGTAGGCTTTGAACCTGTTTTAAACCAACTTTTAATGATGTTTATTGTTGTCTTTGCCATAATCTTAAATTTTAATCAAATCCTATAAACTCGATGAACTTAATAATTCTGTAAGGAGGCATATTGTTGTGAGGTTGATTCCCACCAAATTTTAACTCCATTTGTTCATGAAGCCATTGTGATGCTCCCCCTGCAATTTGAGCCTGTCCTCCGCTTACTCCTCTTACTACTCCTGTTCCAAGTCTTGTCATGTGTGTGACTGTTTCAAAACCACCTTCTATCACAGGGAGTTCTTGAACTTTAAGCTGATGTGTTTTTTCTCCATCATTTTTTAGCAATTCGCTAAAATCAGTATCATCTGGATTCCAGCCTAATGGCATTCTTCCCCTAAGGTCGGTGCATTCTTTCCAGCCCTCTGGTATAGGTTCGCTGGCTGGTTTCCCCCAGATAGCAATTAAGCCAATAGGCACAGGGCTTTTCTTGTTTTCCAGCGCTTTAATTCTTTTCTCAAAATCAGCATTCTTTACTCCTTGTTGTATCAGATTATCCACCCGCTTAAAATCTTCCCATTTAAAGGTTTTCTCTGGCGTGGAACTTCCGAATGTTACATATCGTGTAATCTCAATAGGTTTAAATGATCCATCTTCAAAAGTTCCTGATACTGCCTCTTCTTTGATAAAGACATTAGCAGAAAGACTTCCACCTCTAAACTCCAATACTTCTTTGTTCACATATACCACTCCGTTGCTTACCGTGTTCCCCGTGATTTCACACCCCGAAATAATTACCATATCACCAGCCAAATTCCCAAGCGTGTTAAGGATATGGAAAGAACTTTGCAGAAAATCCAGATTATTGGTATCCAGCGGAAACCCTCCTGTTTGTTTGTATCTTACTATATTCATGTTAATATTCTTGTATTTTATAGCGTTTTGAAGCCAGTTTATAAAAATCTATTAAGTATTTCATCTCAAATTCATTATACTGCAATCCTCTCGGAACCAGCACGATAAAATCTACTCCCGTATCGCCATAATCAGCTCTTTCATAAAGATAAATTCTACCCAAAAACTTCGGTTTTTGCTCTCCCCTGGTATAGATATACTGCCGTTGAAACCTGTTCCCGTCAGTTATCTTTATCCGCCTTTGACTGATGTCAAACTTATCGTTGAGTGCCGCACGGAGATAGCACACCTGCCCATTGTGGGCGAGATTGTAGAGATTGGCATTCCTATTCACATTGAAATCATCGGCTATCTTTATCAAAGGATAATGAAGCGCCCGAAGCCATGCCGAGAGCTTTTCCCTACGGAGAAAGGTCGGAGTAAGTAAGCTCGTGAGCTTTGGAATATCTAAATTAAACCACATATTCAATGTTGTTAAAGTTTTCAATTTTGAAATACCCCGAAACAGGGATTTTCTTAACCTCAATTGTTTCGTAACCGCCGTAATCATTCACTCCTGCATCTATCCATTTACTTTCAGCCAAAATGATATGCGGAATTCTTACACCCTCTACCTGTTGAAGAGCATCCACCAAGTGAGCCAAAACAAGCTCTCCATCAAAAGGCAGGTTTTTCAAATACTCCTTAATCGCATCTTCTACAGGTTTTTTACCCGTTATGATGCTTTGTCCGTTTTCATCCAAAACCAATGGGTCTCGGTAGATTTTCATCTGTAATTTCAAGACATCGGGCAGATAGTTGATAACCGTAATTCTTACCCCTGCATCTTTGATTTCGTTCATGTAAGCATCAAAAGAGGCTTTTTGTCTAACACCTATCGGCTGAAGTTCTCCGCCCTGTTCAGTGGCAATCTTGACAATGAGACGGCTTTCGGTATCCGCTTCGGTTACTGCTGAAAATTTGACAATTTTGGAAGCCGAAATTTGGTCTTCGGTAAATCCTTGATTATTGAATTTATCCGTGTCCGTGATTAAATCAAACCCGTATTGAAAGGCTAATGCCTTATTTCTGTACCAGCGTGCCGTGTGGGGCTTTAGCTGTGTTAATGCCTCCAAGACTTCCGCCTTGTGTTGATCAAATATCTGCTCCAAAGTGTAAATCACAAATGCTGTGATGTACGCCCAAAGCCTCCATATCGCCACCTTGCTGGTCGATGTCAGCCCTGCAAGAGCAGGTTCTGATTCCTTCGCCTTGATGATTTCGTTGTTGATTTGCTCTATACTTCTTGCCATTTTCTAACTTACTTTAAAATCTGTTTGAATAACCCAATATCCTATACCTTCTAATCTTTCCTCCTCTGGAAGCATTATTACTGCTGTGGCAGGATTGCTCTTATATGATGCCATACTGAGCAGTACCAACTTGTTACTAGGCAAATCCAACGGATAGTTAATGAGGGTTCCTGCCTTTACATCTTCTGTGATAGATGATTTGTTTTCTTGTGCCAATCTGTAAGCGTGTGTGGAGGTTCCATATAAAATATTGGATATATCCAGCCAGCTTTGATTTTCATATACTCTATATTGTGTTATATTGTCCATTGAGTTGTAGTCCTTTTTCTGTTATTTTTAAAGCTTCTATATGGAAGTTGTCAGCCTCTAATTGCACTCTTATTCTTCGGTCTAAAAATCGGTCTATATTCCCATGTTTGGACGACATAATATCACATCCTGTTTCGGGGTGTTCTTTCCATTCACCCTGTCCACTCAGCAGGAGCATTTCTACAGACTGATTTTCAGCATTGCCTATCTCAAAATCACCATTATTATCTATCTGTAATTCAAAATCTTTTATCAAAACATCTTTCATTACTCAACTTTTTGAACATTTACAGGGCCGTGTGTGCAGGTGGCCGTGATAGTGATTTGTTTTATTTCTTCAATTACAGCACTTGCTATCTTTTCACACACTTTATCTAGAAAATCTTCTGCGTTCTCATTGTCTGCTTCAGACATCCATGCTTTTTTAATTTTACCCTTTAATCTGTCTTTATTTAGTGCCATTTAATTCTCTTTTAAAAGCTTTTTAAATCGGTTTTCTATCTCTTTGAATTTTGGCTGATTGATAAGCTTTGTTGTAGGTCCTCCTGAAACAGTTAAAAATTTCATTTTCTGGATTTCCTGCAATAGGTCTGTCATCAGCTTTGCCAAGGTTTCGTTTTCTTTTTTAAGTAGGAAACCCTCTGCATTTATCTTGAACTCTGTTTTTTCAATCTTAATTTGAAACTGCTTTATTTCAGAGTGATTGACTACTACTGCAGTCTCTTTGGTCACAAACACACAGGCTACTAAACTGCCTATTTTAGGCTCTACAAAAACACCATTTTCTGCCACTTGTAGATAAGCGTCTAAAATCTGCGATGAACCATCTAACGGCTGTAAATCTGCCGTTTGATTTTCTATGTCTACCGATGTTACTTCGCAGATTTTGGCGTAAATTTCATCGCCTGTTTCGGTTAATTTTTGTAAAAGTTCTTTCATTGCTCGTTAATCGTTAGCGGTTGCCCCAGTTCTATTTTCTGGCGGTAGCCATTCATCCCAAAATCTATCTCTATTTTCTTTACTAGATAAACTCCGCTGTTTCCATCTGATGCATGGATTTCGACCATATCACACTTACTGACTTCGGGCTGTCCAAAGGTTTCAAATGAACCTTTAAACCCACTTTGCTTATATCGTTCCACTGCTTGGATAGCGTATTTTTTTAATTCAGCTTCAGTGAGCCCATCCATTCTTATTTTTATCAAGTCGCCGTCTTTGTCTCCATATTCATAGGTTACTTTTTTCTTTTTTCCATTAAAACTCTGCGCTTCACATCTTACCCGTATGTCTTCTTTATCTCTGTATTCAAAATCTTCATCAATAATGTTTTTACCATGTATAAATTTTACTTTCTTTCGATTGTCCAAAGGATAGGCTAAACCTATATACAGCACGCTTTCCTTGTTGATTGTCCGAAAGTAGGAAGACAGCATCATTTTTTCTTTCAGCTCCTGTAGTTCTTCCGAAGCATGGGTCTTGGTAAGCCTCCAGTTTCCCACTTTTATATTTTTATCCATAAGCTGAAACTTGATATTAGTTCCCTCCAATAGATAAGACACAATCTCATGCAGAGAGGCGTTTTTAAAAGCCTTTGGTTTTACCTTGTGAGACTTTAAGATAAACATACCATCTTCGCATTTTATGGTTATTGGTACTTTTGCATCTACCGAGCGGATAAATCCTGTAAATCGTGTTTCTAAATTATCATCATATCCAAGTCTGATGGTTATTTTATCCCCTCTTTTGATTGGAGGTTTTCCGTTCTTGGAAACAGCTTCCTGCCACTTTATTTTTTTAGGGAGCTGAATTTCACAAGTGTCGGTAAGAGTAGATACATCTTCTACAATCTTGCAGTCTGCAACGGCATTAAACTTCCAAGTTTTATCGCCCTCGATGATGATTTCACTACACAACTTTAACATCGTTTTCTTCTTTTAGTCTAATTTCGTACGGCTCATCAGAGAGCATTTGAATATTTATACTTTGTCTGTTGGAGTGGGTTTCTTGTTGTAGGTCAAAAGATTTTACCACTGCTGATTTTATCCCAAAAATCTCCAAGAAATCACTCTGAACCTCTAATGTTTCGGGAAGGCAGAGTATGTTTTTCAGCTCTGCAACTGCATCTATCGGATAGTCAATATTATGCTCTCCATCCTGGTCGATGGTGTAATTACTTATCCCTGCATCTATGGTAATGTTATAATCACCATCACTGATATACTCTTTTATCGTCCCATTGCGTCCCTGTAAAGCTGTGGTAACGATGTTTTTTTCCATATTAAGAGAAATCAGGCACTCGTTAAATACAAACTCTTTCCCTCCATGCTTTAATGCTAGTGAGGTCAGCCAAGTTCTCCCTTCTAATTCTCCTAAGTCCAATAGTTCTGGATTTCCCTCTTCTCCTATATTTTGAGATATTTTAAAAGGCTCTGCTGTCCTCATTCCAAAACGAAAGGCTAGATTTAAAGCCACTCCTTTGGCTAAATGCTCTGCATTTGGGGTAAATACATTTATCATGCTCTTATAGTTTATGCGGTTGTAGCGTTTCGGTCTGCACCTGCAAAATCTGCTACCGCAGTACCGAATATTTCTTTAATCGCTTGTAAAATTTGCTCTTTACTTTCTCCGACAGTCCCTTTTTGAGTGTAGATATTGAGATTTTCCACCATTTTACCAACTGTAAGACTGCGAACCTTGTTCCCACTTTCTCCGTCTTCTTTCTCGCTTTTTTCCTTTTTCTTCTTTGTTTTTTTGGCTGCCACTCCTCCAATAGTAGGAGTAGAAAGTCCAGAGCCTTTACTGACATCAAAAATGTTCTTGTGGGAGTTATCATCTACTATTTTGACCTCTTGTGGATCATCTTTACTTTTTTTCTTGTCTTTATCAAAACTTTCTCCTCCTGCTTTTTCTCCTTTTTTGTATTCTTCTTTTATGCTTACTGTGCCTTCTTCAGAAAAAATACTATTCCAAAGCCCTTTAACTGTATCTGTTACAGCTTTGATTTTTTCTGAAATAGCATCAAAGAATCCTGAGAGCCAATCCCAAATTTCACTAAACGCTCTATAAATAGGGTCTATAATAGTAGATTGTATCCATCCCGCGAACTCAGAGAAGGTGCTTTTTATCCAATTCCAAACACTGGAAACCAATTGTACTATCCAGTTGAACACAGTTTTTACAGTGTTCCAAATCATCATAAAAGCGTTTTTGTAAACATTGTAAATGAAGCTTGCTATAGGTTTTATAACGCTATTCCAAGCCCATGTAATCGTGTTTGTAATGTTTTTCCATACTGTTTTTACAATCTCCCAAATAGTCAAAAAAGTGTTTTTATAGAGATTGAAAATAAACATACCTACAGGTTTCAAAACAAGAGTCCACACTCTGCCTGCATATACACCGATATTGTGAAAAATCGCTTTTCCCGCATAGCCTATTCCAAAGAGTATCTCTCTAAATCTTCTACTATGTTCCCAAAGGTATTTTAGTGCTATAATAATCGCTGTAATCCCTGCTATTATCCATCCAATAACAGGAATATTCATAATAGCAACAGAAAAAGCTCTTGTCCCCATAGCTGCACCTATCGCCGAATTTCTCACCGAGTTTAAAGATGCAGCAAAACCTTTATTAGCAACACTTCCTATCCCTGTCCATAACGCTAAGGCTTTTGAGCGAATGAGTGTTATTCCAGATTGGATATTATCCATCATCTTAGCATTCCTTAATGCATTTATAGATGAAGTTAATATATTGGTATAATGCAATGTTTTCCCAAGCCATTCAGCACCTGTAAACAATCCATTGATATAAGGTGTTAAGCTTTCTGAAAAATTAAAAACAGATATTTTCAAGTCATCAAACCATGCTTTGGTTCTGGCTACCTTTTCATTGTAGCCACCCATGATTACCTCTGCTTGCTCTACTGCTGAATTAGTCCCTACAATAACCTTAGTCATAGCTTCCGCATCATCAGCAGTGTTTATCATGGCAATAGCTGCTGCCATGTTTTCCTTACCAAATACTTTGGTCATAAGCGCGGTATCTCCTTGTATTTTTCTAAGGGTTTTTAACCGCTCGTGTAGAGGTATTGAACTGTCTGCTAGATAATCTACTGAAATACCAGCCTGCTGAAGACCTTCCGCTGCTAACTTAGAAGTAAATCTACCTTCTGATAATGTTGTAAGGACATTTCGGAGTGCTACACCGCCCTCACTTCCTTTTTTACCTGCCTGGTCTAAAAGCTGGATATAAGCGTTAGTTTCAGCAAAAGACAAGCCTGTGGTTTTTGCTACCATTCCGACCTGTTCTAGTGCTTGTTTGATTTGTGGAAGTTCTGCAGACCCCTGTTGTGCAGCTGCGGACATCACATTCATCATATCGCCCATGATTTTAGCTGCTGCAATTGGATCATCCATGCTTACCCCAAACTGATTGAGTGAGGTGTTAAGGACTTCTGTAGCCGCTACCGTATCACCGCCCATCTGCTTGGAGAGAATATTGGCATTTTCCCCCATCATCTTCATAGCCTCTGCATTAGTGGCAATCTCTGGAGATAATTGAGAAAGCATCATTTTATAAGCTTCCACATTATCTATAGCACTTGTTCCGAAGGTTTTTGCTGTATCTCTTGCTGCCTTTTCAATCGCTTTTAATCCATCTCCTGTAACTCCTGTGATGGCAGAAAGCTCCATCATGTTGGCATTTAGATTTCTGCCAGGTTCGATGAGGCTCTCAAAGTCTTGCCGAAGAGAAGAAAGCCCTTCTAAGGCTGTGCTAAATGCCAAAAAAGATTTAAAACAATCTCCGAAACTCTTAGTTGCATTCTTCGTACTCTCGTCTAATCTCTCAATCTCACGAGTTACTGAGCCGATGACATCATCACCTACAACTTTTAAATTTACTTGATATGTTACATTATTTGACATTTTTTATTATCTTTGTTATGTAAATGTTCATCAACGATGAAAACACTTTTTAAATCTTTGTTTATTATAGCAGTTGTGTTTTTTTTCTTGGGGGTACTGCCAGTAGTTTTTCCTCCCTCTGCTTTGGTTATTTATCCTATATTAACTATTTTAGGTATTTATTGGGGTTGGTTAGTTAGCAAGAATGGTTGCAGTGGAAATGATGACTAATCCCCACCAAACAAAGCCTTAAATAATTCGGCTTGGTTCTGTAGTCGCCATTCTTCCAGCCACATGGCTTGGGCGTATAATTTACTCCATTCACTTATTTGTAGTGTTTCTGGCTCTACATTAAAGTTTGACCTTATAAGAGCATCTCCCTTGAACCTTTCGTGTTCTGACTGCTCGCTTTCTAGCGAGCTTATAAGTTTTTTGCTTCAGAGCTGGTTTTCTGCACTCTTTCCATCAAAGCACTTACCGCCTTGATTTTAAGCATATCCCTGCCTTCTATTTCTTCATCGGCCTTTACAATACAGTTGTCATAAGCTGACCTTAATCCTTTCATTTCATCAGATTTAGATATTTTATGTATCGCTTCCAAATCCTTAAAGGTAGGCTCTCTGAATATAGCTTGATGAGTGTTTCCTTCATAAGTCACATTAACCAGTACTAATGCTCCTCTTTCTGCTTTGAGGTTTTCTATTTGAGCGGTATCAAGTCCGCAGATAAGTTCTTTGTCCATTTTCTTGTTTTTATAATGTGAGCAGTAGTGTTTTCCAACTGCTCACAGTGGTTGTTTTATTTTGATTTATCTACAATATGAGAAACTATAAGTTCCATTTCTATAGGTTTGCTCATGTCTCCTTCTTTCCAGTCAAACTCTGTTTTTTTGAATTCACAATTCTTCAAAACATGTACTACCATAGGTCCAGCATCTGGCTGATAGCTTACTGTAATGGGAAATGGAGCAATTCTATGAAGCTGTCCTTTTGGAGCTTTTGATTTCAGAGCGAATACTGTCCCCGAAAGCAGTGTAATAGAAGCGGTGGTTTTCACTCTGCCGTATCCACGAGATATAGGGTATCTCCCTGCTGCATAGATGTCCTCTTTTTCCATTTCTTCGCTGTATTTGATAGCGGTAATCCCTGTAACAGGAACGCCTCCAATAGTAGCGGTAATGTCTGCCCAGCCGTACTCTCTTCCGTTAATCAGCGGTTCTAATTCTACCATTTTTAATCTTTTTTAAGGGTTAAACCTATTTTTACCTCAATTTTTCTCAGTGTTCCCACAGGAACAATTTTTACAATCACTTCTAATTTAGAAGTTCTCAGCACTTGCTGGTTTGGATTGATATAAGCTTCATACCCACTTATTTCTCCGTTCCTTTTCATTTCATCAAGAACATCATCACAAAGAGCTTCCAAGGCAGCAACTCCTGATGCCTCTAGTAGTCCTGTATCGGGATCTATATAAGCAGGTCCAGATACTTTCTTAATCAGCACCTTGTTAATTCCCCTAATGGCTTTATCAATGGTTCTGTTGTTTTCGATATAAGCAAAATCACTCTCTAAACTAGTAGCTGTAAAACTATCATTAAGGAAAGTTCCTGCTATTCCTGTATGCTTTACTCCGAAGATGTAGCCTTTATCGTTAATAGCTTCCAGTTGTTGTGGAGTATAGTTTCCTATGGCTGAACCATCACAAAAACAGATACTATCCAGTTCTCTTGTTTTTTCTACACCTCCTGTAAGAGCTTTGACATAAGCTGTGGAAACTAAATTCTGTTTTTCTACCCATGCAATACTCTCGCTTACTTTGGATTTTGATAAAGCACCTAATACAGCGCCAATACAAGAAATAGAAGCGTTGGTTTGGGATAAATAAGCGCCTCTCCCTCCGCCGTCTTGACCGATAACCACACTTACCCTTTCAGCATTCAATGTATGCAGGTCTGGCAGTTTAGTCATGTCTTCCGCGGTTATTTTTACTGAAAGAAGCAAACTCAAAGGGATATTTAATTCTCCTAATTCTGAAGCAATCTGATTAAGTTTGCTCACTGAATTTGAAAGGGTATTTAATTCCCTTTTAAAATCACAAACTGCAATCTGTCTGATGTTCCCTTCTGCGAAGTTCTGCATGACCTTTACTTCTGTATAATTGCCATCACTCTCTGCCACTGACTGAACATATAGTTTGGCTCCCTCATTCACTCGGAAGAACTCCGAAACATGGTAATGGAGCACAGGATGTGTAGTAGCTGTAACACCTGCTTTATCTAATTCACTGACAGATAATATCAAGCGCTTGTCTGTGGCTGTTTCTCCATAGACAATGATTCCAGAGATGAAGTCTGTGCCTTCTTGTCTTCTGCCAAGTCCGCCGTTTTCTCTAATAAATTTTACTCCGTTCATTTTTACTGAGTTATTTGGTTTTTAAGTTCTGTAAGAGCCTTTATAAGGTGTTCTGCATTTGGTTTTTCTGCAAGTTCTACTTTGAAGTAGGTTGCTAGTGACTTCATTTCGTTGAAGTTTTTAGGAATCAGCTCTAACTCTTTTAATTCTGATATTTTTTGCTCTCTTGTATCACCTTGTTCATCAGCAGTGTTATCTACTGCTTCTGCTGTCTTCTCCCTTTTTGGAGTAACTTTTTCTACTGTTTTATCTTCAAGAGTAGATGCGTAGTTTACTGCATCATGTTCCAGGAAGAAAAAATGACCATCTGCAGTTTTATATGCTACATCTAGCTTTGGATTATCTATAAATACTTGTTCCATTATTTTTTACTTTAAAGTTTAGATTTAATAAATAGAGGAGCCACACCAACGATAATAAATAGTAATAAACTGAGTGCTCCAAACCACATAAGGGCTGAATGATACCACTTAAAGGGTTTTTCTATATAAATGGGAATCTTTTGGCTCTCATGCTCCTTTACATACTTATCGTATAGTTTAAGAGCTAATTTTTCGGCCTCTGCCTTGCAGTCTATTGTAAGTTTGTTCCCACTTAGTGTTACCTCTGGAGGCTGTAATATCCTGCCTTTTGGTGGGTTTTTATAAATGGTTCTAATCTTAGGAGTTCCTCCCTCTGGACAGTCTATCATGACCTCAGTCCTTACGCTGTCCCTCTGAGTTACTACCACGGTGTCTCTTACGAGGGTTTCCTTGGTAATGGTCTTCGTGTTCTCTATGATTAGCGGTTCTGCAGGCTTCCTGCTTCCGCAGGAAACCGCAAAAACCAATGCTAAACAGATAGATATGATTTTTAAATATGTACCTTTCATTGTTATAAATGTTCGTATTCTGTTTTTGCATTAAAACTTGGGCAAGCTTTTTTTACCTCTGGAAAATCCCTGTGCCCTTGAATAATTGCCCTTGGAAACTGCTTTTTTAACTTTTTAAGCAAATCAAACAATGCCTTTTTTTGGGCTGGTGTCCTGTTGTCAATAGGTCTGTTCTTACTATCTACACCTCCGATGTAGGAGATGTTGATACTTACCGAATTAAACCCTTTGACTCCATTAGACACTTTCTCTATCTCCAATAGTTGGACTACCTCTCCATTTGGTTTTATAATAAAGTGATAGCCGGGCATCTTCCAGCCTAAATGAGCTTTCCAATAATGCTTAATGCTCTCTACAGATGTCGTCTGTGGCGTTGCCGTACAATGCACGGCTAAATACTTTATTTCTCTCATTATTATTGGTTTTAACCTACACTAATGCAGCAACATATTTCTTCCCTAGAGGCACCGCAATAAAATAGTGTCGATAGTTAAGAAGGTTTGCTTGGTTCTCTGGACTTTTACCTGCTTCAGAGAAATACTGTTTAGTAAGTCCTGTTTTCTTTCTGACATTGTCTACTACGAAACATACAGAAGCAGGTTTATCACCACTTGCCGGTACTGATCCGAAAGGTTTTTTGGTCGTTCCTGTATAATGAGGACTCGCGATGTACTTCTTGATTTCAAAGCCAGCGATTACAGGAGAAAGCTCTCCATTTTTATAATTGATAAGCTGATCACCGAAGTTCTTTCTGTCCTTTAAAAGAGCATTCCAATGCTTATTACAAAGCACTAATCTTCGCCCTTCTTCTGGCCATTCAAGTTCATCACACTTGTCTTTCAGTGCTACCAAATCCTCGTAGGTACACTCCGCTCCTGCTAGCTGTAATACAGGTGTTTTTGCTGCGTCAGTATCAGGAGCTAGGGCGTGAAGGGCTTTCTTGTATTTCTTTGCATTGATAGAGTTGGTGTGTGATTTAGTCACTGCATCTATCTTGTCATAAGAAGCCCCAATAATCTGGTCATCCGTTACTTTTGTAGCTTTAGTTTGGTATTTGTCCAACTTCACAATTACCGTGTCATCAGTGAAATCCTGCACCGCGATAGGGTAAGTTTGGTTGTTGATCAAAACTTCGGGATTAAACTCAGAAGTAGGAATATGAATGATATTCTCTTCTCCCATTTCGCTTACATCTCCGTCTAATTCGCTGACTCCATCCAAGAAGTCTGCTGTTGCTCCGTTTTCAAGGGTTTGTCTTACTCGACTTTCCCATATTTCTGGAAAATTCTTTGGCATTTCTTTTCTTTTTTTAAATGATTAAACAATAATTAAAAGGTTTTTAAAAGCTCTTTATAAGCATCTGGGTTTGCTGCTTTAAAAGCAAGTTGTTCGTCAAGGCTCAATTTTTGGAAATCCTCCATTGTAGCCACAGCGCTAGTTCCTGCTGGTGTCTTTACTCCTGCGCTGAAATTTTGTTTTGCTGGCAGGGAGTCTAAGGTTGATTTAGCTAAATCAAAATTCTGTGCTGCAAGGTCAGCAAAGGTCTGGCGCTTGTCTGCTGTAATTTTTCCGCTGGCAACCGCCTCATCCAGCATCTTATTTGTTGCTGCGAGTTTGGCTTCTTTTTCTTTCTCTACAAAAGCATTTACTTTCTCTTCCGATAAAGCTAATTGTGCTTTTAGATTGTTTTTCTCCTCCTGCAGTTTCAACACTGCTGTATTGATCTGCTCTTGCTCCGCCTCTTCTGTCTGGCCATCAAATCCCAATGCGATAAAGGCTAATTGTGACAATTTTAATTTCATTTTATTATTAAATTTAGGTTTAAAATCTTCTTGATTCTGTGCTATTGAAAGACACAGGGCTTTCATATCGGTTTCAGAGATTTCCTCTCCGTCCATCATTAGTCTTAATGCTCCCGCATTACTTGGAATAGCAACAATAGAAGCCTCATGCAGACTACATTTTTCTAAAACAAGCTCTCCATCTTGATAGGAGAAATCTTTTTTACTGAAAGAAATCCCCATACTGGCGCCTTTGATTATTCCTCTTTCTACTTTTCCTGCTATAGTTTTAGCGTTTTCATCCTCCATATCAAAGTCCGTATCAGCAGAAAGTTTTCCATCCTCCACCTTTATCTTTATCCATTTTCCAATAACAGCGTGATTAGAAGGGTTGTGTCCGTCAAGCATCACAGGATTAGCCTCAAATCTTTTAAGGTATATCCCTGCTGTTTTAATCTTGAACCCATAGGAGTTCGTTACATTTTCATCATTAAGTATGAATCTTGGCATTTTTATTTGAGTTTTAACGAGGCAAATTTGGGGGCTTTATCTATGAAAAAAAAGAAGTTGTCTGATGAGTAAACAACTCTGTATAAACAAAATACGAATGTGTCCAACCTTTGGACTTTTCTTTTTTTCAGCAGAGAAATAGAGGGAATTTTGCGTGTAAAAACATTAAAAGATGGCGACAAAAAAAGACAGCATAAGACTTAAAGCAGAAGCTTACTATATAGAAAACATGGAAGCCTCGCAAAAGGAGGTTGCTACCCTTTATAAAGTTACAGAGCTGACCATAAGCCGCTGGGTTCAAAAATATAACTGGGAGGAAAAACGCATGAATTTTCATGCTTCCCCTACGGTAATCAAACAGAAACTCCAGCAGGAGACCCTGCGTATTATTAACGGCGGGGTTCCCACCTTCTCTGCAACGGGTGTAGAAAAACTTATGAAAGCCTTAGACCGTTGTGACAAGCAGGCAGACCCCGTGGTAGTGCATCGTATTTTAAAAGACCTGGATAACTTTATTTCAGAGGTAGACCCAGCCTTTGCTGCGCAATGTACACAGTATCACAAGCAATTCCTTCAACACCGTATAAGTATAGAAATCAATGGATAAAAAATACATCAAACTCTTACAGGATTACGACAAACACTGCCTTCGTATCGCCAAGGCAACCTCTATCAATATCCATGAAACCGCCAAAGAAAAAACAGACAGGATAAGGAGATTAGAAAAAGATTATATCTGTTGGTTTGAGTATTATTTTCCGAATTATGCGAAGAAAAAATCAGCTTGGTTTCATGCTAAATTAGCAAAAATTGTCATCAAGAATAAACGACTGAGGCTACTAGCAGAGATGTTCCGTTCAGCGGGTAAATCCGTGCATATTGATATGGGAATACCGCTCTATCTTTATTTAGTCAAAGAAGAACTCCGTTTTATGCTCTTGGTGGGAGAAACAGAAATCAAAGCCAAAAAACTACTTTCTTCTATCCAAGCACAGCTTCAGTTTAACAATAGATTTAAAAACGATTACGGAGATAAATTTTCTGCTGGAAACTGGGCTGATGGCGATTTTGCTACCACAGATGGAGTGAGGTTTATGTCTATTGGATTTGGGCAGAACCCCAGAGGAGCGAGAGAGGAGGCAGACAGACCCGATTATATCGTAGTAGATGATGTAGACAGTAAGAAATCAGTCAATAATGACCGTATCATGCGAGAAAGTGTGGATTTCATCACTGAAGATATTTGGGGAACTTTTGATGCTGATGAAAACGCCATAGAACGATTTATTTATGCAAATAACAACTTTCATAAAAACTCTATCACTAACCGATTGAAGCTTTATTTTAAGGCTGTTATAGAAAACACAAGTATAGAGAATGAAGAGGGAGAAATTATCGATATGGGGAGCTTTGCAGAGGACAACACTCATTTTGAGGTGCTTTCGGTCTGTGCTGTTAAAGATTTGAAAACCTTTGAACCTGAATGGCCAGAGAAATCCTCTGCTTCATATTGGAAAAATAAGTTTCATAAAACACCCTACCGCTCTTTTATGCGGGAATATATGCATACCCATATCGAGGATGGAGCCATATTCAAGTATGAAGATATACAGTACAAAAAAGCCCTCCCATTGAGAGAATACGATAATTTATGTTTTTACGGAGACCTTTCTTATAAAGAAAACGCCGATTACAAAGCGCTTATCTTGGTTGGTATGAAAGGTAAAGAATATCATATACTATTGGCTTACATGCAGCAAAAAAGCCGAGCCCATTGTGCCCAGTGGCTCTATGACCAATATGAGAAATTTGGACTTGACAAGTTCAATATCCGCTATATGATTGAGGGACTTTTTGCGATGGATGAATTTACCTCTGATTTTGATTTAGAAGGAGAGAAACGAGGTTATTATATCCCTGTAGTAGCAGACAAACGCCCTAAATCTGATAAATACAGCAGGATAGAAAGCCTCTCGGGGTATTTTGAGCGGAAAAATGTCTTTTTTAATTCTGAACAGCATAATTCCGATATGCAGACCCTCATAGACCAGTTTCTAGCATTCGAGAAAGGAAGCCAAGCTCATGATGACGGACCAGATGCTGTGCATGGAGCATTCAAGTGGCTTTCCACGAGAGCAAGAAAAACATCTAATACTTATGCCTTTGGAGCAAGAGTCAATAATCATTACTAAACCTTTAAAACAATGTACGCAACCCCAGAAGATTTAAAAACAAATCTATACCAATACCAGACACAGCAGATATCAGAAGGAGATGAGGATATTATTTTAAGAGCTATTGCTGCCGCCGAAGAGGAGGTCAAATCATACTTCTATACCAATGCTAAAAAAGAATATCTGGACGGAAGACTACGCTATGATGTGGACAAGATTTTCTCTGCCACAGGAACAGAAAGAAATCCGCTTATTTTGAATATTGTTGTTAATGTAGCAGTGTGGCACTTTATCACTCTTGCTCACCCAGATATGCTCCATGACTGGGCAAAAGAACGCTACGATAGAGCTATTGAGTGGCTTAAAAAACTAAACAAAGGCGAAGTATCTCTCGGAAACCTCCCTCTTATTAAGGAGAGCGGGAACACTAATACCTCTAATTCCAACGAAGAGCCTTTTGTATTTGGTTCAAGAAGAAAGTTTAATCATGAGTAATCCCTAAAAAAATGAAAAAGAAGAATACTAAAAGTCATACTAACAAAGCAGGGACTAATAGTCTGCAACCTACACGGAACATCGTACCTAAAGCAATAGCTCGTACTCGTTCTGATGTATTGGTATGGAAAAACGCACTTTCTAATGCGGAAAACATAGATTATCCAAAGATGTTCCCTTACTATAATTTAGTAAAGGACATGAGCCTTGACGCTCACTTGACTTCACAAATTCAAAACAGAAAACTAAAGACTATTTCTGCTGATTTCGTGATTAAAAAAGCAAGTGGAGAAACCCATGAAGAACTAACGGATAAACTACAAAAATCTGTTTGGTTCAATACTATTATAGAGCATATTCTAGATAGTATTTATATGGGATATACCCTTATTGAGCTGAACCGAAAAGAGAATGAAGAGCTGTCAGCGGGAGAACTCTCTACACCTCTGATTACTCTTGTGCCTCGCCAAAATGTGATTCCACAAAAAGGAATTATTTTAAAAGACTATACCGATGAAAAAGGACTTGATTACATTAACGCACCTGAATATGGTACTTGGCTTTTAGATTTTGGAACTGTGGGAGATTTAGGGCTGATAAATAAAGCAATTCCGCATATCTTATTTTCAAGGTTTGCCCAGTCTTGCTGGTCAGAACTCTGCGAGATTTATGGTATTCCGCCAAGAGTAATGAAAACCAACACCAGAGACAGAGCCGCCCTTAATCGTGCTGAAAAAATGATGACTGATATGGGAGCGGCAGCGTGGTTCATTATCGATGAAAGCGAAACCTTTGAATGGGCAAGTAATGGGGTTCCCTCAACAGGAGAAGTTTATAACGGACTAATTAAACTATGTAGGGATAACATCTCTCTGCTCATTTCTGGAGCTATTATTGGGCAGGATACCAAATACGGAAGTAAAGGTAAGGAGGAAAGCTCACAGGAAACACTGCAAGATTTAGTAAATGCAGACCAGACCCTTGTAGAGCAGTATATGAACGAAAAGGTTTTGTCTGCTCTCTATGCCATCGGGGTTCTTCCAGAAGATGGATTGATTTTTCAATACGACCAAGTGGAAGATCTGAGCGAGCTATGGAAAAGAACCGTTGATTTAATGCCTTATAAAAACATCCCTGATGAATGGATAAAAGATAAATTCGGAGTAGAAGTACAAGGAGATAGAGCGGCTAACTCACAAAATTTAGGATTAGATTTTTTCGGATAAGCCCCAAACTATACTTTGGGGCGCTACATGATACCCTTTCTGGACAATATGCGCATTGTGATTGTGAAACATGCAGAAACGCTGGATATATACAGCTTTCAATGGACGAAGAGCCTATAAATGAACTTTTGAATATTACTCAAAAGGCTTTTGATGTTCTTTATTCTCGAAAAAGCTACAAACCTGATGATCTTATGAATGTTCCTGAGTTTCGTGCTGTTGTAGAACATACCGCTGAGATTTTTTCTTCCGCTGTTCCGCACGAAGTACCACAGGAAATGAGAGATTATCTAGAGAAAGATGTTTTTATTTTTTCTGGACTGAAAACCCATACACAGCTCACAGAAGCAAGAAGTTATCTAAAAGATGAAAGCGGAAATATAGTTCCTTATGACAGGTTTGAGCAGAAGATTTTAAAACTCAATGAGCAGTATAACCGCCACTACTTAGAAGCTGAGTATCAGTTTGCAGTACATTCTGCCCAAAGCGCAGCAAACTGGGCTAATCTCCAAGAAAATACCAGCCGATACTGGCTGGAATACCGAACCGCAGGAGATGAACGAGTAAGAGCAAACCATGCTGTACTGAATGGAATCTGTCTGCCAAAGGATGATGCTTTCTGGACGGAGTACTATCCACCTAACGGCTGGAGGTGTCGTTGTGTCGCTGTGGAAGTGCTGGCAAGAGAAAACACACTGAGTGACAGCAAAAAAGCAAAGGAATTAGGAGAGAAAGCAACCACTCATATTGCACCTAATGGAAAAAACAAACTTCAGATGTTCCGCTTTAATCCAGGTGCAGAAAAAAAAGTTTTTCCCCCTAACAACGCTTACAATAAAGTGGTGGGAGCTGAACAAGCAGAAAAAACATTAAAACAACAGATTGATTATAAAAAAGTTTCTATACAGGAGTTGGAAACTATGTATAAAAACCAGAATATTAACACTAAAAATGAAGAAATTATCATGAATGATGGTTATGTAGCAACAGCAAACTCGTTCTTTATCAATGAGAGGTTAAGAACCGATAAACCTCTTTCCGACCATGATAAAAAAATAGTAGATGCTCTAGATAGTTTGATAAATACTAACAAATTGAAAGACAATTATATATTTTATAGAAATGTAAGGAACGATTTTATAGAAGCTACTTTTGGAGTAGTACCAAGCAAGAATATTTCAGAAACCATAGACGAAATTAAGCGAACAAATATAGCATCATATTCTGATAAAGGATTTACATCTGTATCTGCTATTAAAACAGAAAATGCATTTAAGAGCAGACCTATTCATTTAGAGATTAGAGCTAAAAAAGGAACAAAAGCTATTGTTACATCTAATTTTGAAGAGAGTGAAATTATCTTAGGAAGAAATCAAAAAATGAATCTTATCGATATTTTAGAAGAAAACGAAAAAATAAAATTTATAGTAGAAACAGATTAAGCAAAAAAGCGTGCTAAAATCATAGGAAAACCTTCTCTCATCAAAAATTCTTTTTCTTCTGGTTGAGAAAAGTCTATTTCTTTGTTACAAGCATAAGAAATCTCAGTTACTTCGTAACCATGCCTTTTTTTGAACTCTTGGAGTTCCTCTTGAGTAAAGAATCTTGCTGATATGAATATCTTTTCAGTCATAACAAAACTGATTTATGCTACAAAGTTACAAATAAATTTTAAAACACCTTTAAAAATGATTTAAAAATGACTCCAAAAGATTTTTTAACACAAACTCTTACTGATATAAAGGTAAAACTTGGTGAGGAGTTTGACCGAAACTTTGAGCGAAAAGCCTTTTTTGATGAAAAATGGCCAGCTACTAAATTAACCTATCATAGAGGCTCTCTGATGATGCGCACGGGAAGACTTAGAAAATCACTACTCAGCCCCAAAGTAACCAGCAATGGTATCATATGGAGTTCCTCTCTTCCTTATGCTGATATACACAACAATGGAGGAGAAATCCGTGTGACTCCGCAGATGCGCAAGTTTTTCTGGGCAAAATATTACCAAACCTCTAGTGCTACGACTAAAAAGAAAAACGGAGAGGCTTCTAGTTCAGCCCGAAACAAAAAACTATCAATAGAAGCAGAACAATGGAAAGCCCTCGCATTAAAACCTATTGGAAGCATCATAAAGATAGAAAAAAGACAATTTATAGGAAGCCACCCACAGGTGGACAAGCACATTAAAGAAGTTATCAATCATAATTTTGGAGAGCTGAAAAAAGAAATGGATGCTCTCATGAAAAATATGGAAAAGAAAAACAATTTACGATGAAACAGATTTTAATTAACATTCAGAACCGATTGGCAGAAATCTCAGAACTTCGCTATATTGACGAAGACTGGGGACAGATAGACTACTATTCCCCAAATATGCCTGTAAAATGGCCTTGTTGTCTCATAGATATTCAGAGTGGGCAGTTTTCTAACATCTCTAAAGATGCAACTAAACACCCTAAAGATAGGCAAAATGGCTTGTTTTCGGTAAAAATCACACTTGCTAATATGAAACTGACTAACACTAGCTATTTAGCCCCACAGACACAAAAAGACAACGCTTGGGCTGTTTTTGATTTGGTGGAAAAAATACATAAAAAACTGCATGGTTTTTCTCCTGATAATAATTGTGGGAAAATGCTCCGCTCCTCATTTGGCAGAACCCAGCGAGATGATGGAGTGCAGGAATATGCTGTTATCTATGATTTTGAAGCACACAATGTTTAATCAAATAGGGAAGGTAGCGTTACCTTCTCTAATTCTTCATCGATAGGTGTACTAAGGATTCGATATAGTGTGTCTCTGGAGATATGAAACTTAGGATAGATATACTCCCTATGAGTTACAGTAATAGGGATAATTCGGCAGTCATATTTATTAAATTCCTCCATTACAGCTT